ATGCCACGCCGGCCGCTCTCGTATCGACCGACCGCCGACTGTCCCTCCCCGCCGCGGCGGCCGACCGGCCCGCGCCTGTACGACTCCCAGGCGTGGCGCGACGCCCGGGACGGGTTCCTGACCGAGCACCCGCTCTGTGCCGACTGCGAGAACCGAGGCCTTGTGGTGAGTGCCGAGGTGGTCGATCACGTCATCCCGCACAAGGGCGACCACGGGCTGTTCTGGGACCGCTCCAACTGGAGAAGTTTGTGCATCACATGCCATAACAGAAAAACCGCCCTGTACGACAGTGGGTTTGGGCGTGTGGCGAGGAGCGACCGACATGGTGATTTTGGCGACGGGAAGTAGACTGTGCGAGCCCGCGGGCGCGCTAACGCCCGCAGGCTCTGACCACAACCTTCCTGATCAGAGGAACGGTCATGGCTGCCAGCCAGACTACCACCATTCCCGTCGCAGGCAACCTTCGGAGCCGAACGTGTCTCAGATGCGGGTCCGGGTTCTCGTACCCAATCGGCAGGGGCGCCGACCGCAAGCATTGCTCGCTGCGGTGTCGAGCGGCACACCGGGATTCCCGACGCAAGGCTCGGGTTGCGCTCAAACCGAGGCCGCCCAAGCCCCCGCGGGTCCACAAGCCGTACCGAACGAAGGCCGGTTACGTGAAACTCTGGGAACCCTGCCACCCTCTCGCCGATGGGTCGGGCCTGGTGTTCGAGCACCGGGCCGTGATGTACGACCGGCTCGGGGCCGGGCCTCTGCCGTGTTTCTGGTGCGGGATATCCCTCGCCTGGGGCAAGGTGGTGATCGACCACCTGAACGAAGTCAAGGACGACAACCGGCCCGAGAACCTGGTCGTGAGCTGTAACAACTGCAACCGGGCGCGAGGGGCAATGATCCCCTTCATCCGGACGATGAGACCGGCAGCGTTCGAGGTGTTCGTCGCGGCGCTGACGGGCCTCTTGTGTGTCACTTGCCACAATCGAAAAACCGCGACGACCGACGGCGGCTTCGGCCGCCCGCCCGCCACCGGGAGCTGACCCGCGATGTCCACCAGCATCATTGACGGCGACCTGATCGTCCGCGGCAAGACAACCCCGCAGGGCGGGCTGACGCTCCCCACCGGGTCGGTCGGCGACGCCCAGATCGACCCCACCAACCCGATCACCGCCGCCAAGCTCCAGCAGCAGATCAACCGCGTCTACGAGCAGGGCCGCGGCGCCTCGGTCGCCAGTAAGACCGGCGAGCCCGTCCACGTGGCCCGCGCCGCCGGCACCGTCGACGCCATCGACATCGGCGTCACCGTCGCCGGCGTGTCGTGGGCGGGCGGCGGCAAGCTCACCGTCGACCTGCTCAAGAACGGCAGCTCGGTGCTCTCGGGCGTCATCACCGTCGACGGCACCACCGCCGCGTTCGCCAAGGTGTCGGGCACGATCTCGAGCGCCGCCTACTCCTCGGGCGACGTGTTCGAGGTGGTCGTCACGGTCACCGCCGGCACCGGCACGATCGCCCAGGGCCTCTTCGTCCGCGTGGTGTTCAAGGAGGCCGCACAGTGACCCCGTACTACAACGTCGAGCGGTGGCTCCGGGGCGCGTGGCACGTCGTCGCCGGCGGCACCAACCAGGCCCAGGTCGCGGCCGAGTACCAGCGGCTGGCCGGGTTGAACCCGCAGTGGACGATGCGGCTCGTCAGCGTGGACCTGTACCAGCGGGGCGCGGACCAGGGCCCGGTGCAGTAGCGCCCCGTCGGGCTGCCGATCTGGCAGACCCGGGGCGGGGGTCAAAAGTGTCGGCGGGGCCGCGTTTCACCGTTGGCCCAGACGCGCGAAAAAATCGGCAATTTCCAAGCGATTTTGGGGTCTTTCGGCATGAGGGGGCGGCCGCGGAAGCCGGTGGAGAATCACCTACGGGACGGGACGTACCGCGCCGACCGGCACGGGCCGATCCCCGACGAGGAGCCGGCCGGGCCGCCGCCGGCGAAGCCGAAGGACCTGACGGGTGTGGCGGAGAAGTTCTGGAACCTGGTCGTGGCGCTGGTCGGCCCGACGCTGCGGGCGGCCGACGCGCCGCAGTTGGTGCAGATGTGCCGGTGGTGGGCGCGGTGGAAGGAGTGCGAGCAGGCGATCGACGAGCTGGCGGAGGGGGTCGAGCCGGGGTCGATGCAGTACACCCGGCTGCTGAACTCGGCGGTGGTGTGCTCGGCGAACTTCGACCGGGTCGCCAGCCGGTTCGGCCTGACCCCCGCCGACCGGGCGAAGCTGCGGGCGGAGGCCGCGCCCCCGACCAGAGCGAGGGTGGCGACCCGGCCGGCCACGAGGCTCGACCAGAAGGGGGCGCCGTCGAAGCCGAAGGTGAAGAGGGCGAGGCGTGGCGGTTGACCGCGAGACGAAGCGCTGGGTGAGGAACGCGGCCGACGAGTTGGCCGCGAAGGCGGGGATGCGCTTCGACGCCGAGCGGGGCGCGTTCGCCTGCGGCTGGATCGAGTCGTACTGCCACCTCTACGAGGGCGAGCACGCGGGCGAGCCGATGATCCTCCTGCCGGCGTGGCGGGACTTCTTCATGCGCCTCTACGGCTGGGTCCGGTGGTCCGAGGAGTGGGGCCAGTGGATCCGGCGGTTCACCCACGCCTCGTTCTGGGGCGCGAAGAAGAACGGGAAGTCCCCCAACTGCGCCGCCCACAACCTCTACCTGCTGTGCGGCGACGGGGAGCAGGGCCAGCACGTCTACCAGGCCGCGGCCGACGGGCAGAACGCCCGGATCGCCCAGATGCACGCCGTCAACATGGTCCGCCAATCCCCGGCGCTGGCGGCCGACTGCAAGGTCAACAACACCACCCTCCAGATCACGCACCTGCCGACCAACTCGACGCTCTCGATCCTCTGTGGCGACGACAGCCGCGGGGCGAAGACCAAGGAGGGGCTCAACGGCTCGGTCAGCTACGACGAGATGCACGTCGTCAACCGGGAGATGGAGGAGCGGACCAACCGCGCGGGCATCAGCCGCAAGGAGCCGATCAACGCCTCGTTCAGCACCGCCGGCGACGACCCGTCCTCGGTCGGGTTCGAGCGGTGCGAGTACGGCCGCCAGGTGAACCGCGGCGAGCGGCACGACCCCCACTTCCTGCACGTCGAGTACACCGCCCCGGCGGACAACCCGACCGACGCCCGGGTCGACGAGCACCTCGACGAGTACGGCAAGGCGGCGAACCCGGCGTGGGGGGCGTTGGTCAAGCCGTCGGAGTTCCGGGCCGACTGGCAGCGGAGCAAGGGCAAGCCCCGGGAGGTCGCCCGGTTCAAGCAGTACCGCCTCTCCCTGTGGGTCGGCAGCACGAACCCCTGGCTCGACGCGGCCGGGTGGGAGAGGGGGAGGCGGGCGTACACCCTCGCCGACCTGGCCGGCCGCGACTGCCTGCTGGGCATCGACCTGTCGCGGACGCGGGACATGACCGCCGCCGTCCTGCTCTTCCCCTGGCCCGAGGACGGCGAGGACTGCCTGCGCCTCTGGCCGATGTTCTGGCTGCCCGAGGAGACTGCGCGGGAGCGCGACCACCTCTTCCCGTTCGTGAGCTGGGCGGCCGCCGGGCACCTCACCCTCACCCCCGGCGGCGTGGTCGATTACGCGGCGGTGAAGGCGGACGTCCGCGCCGCCGTCGCCGCCCACAACCTAAACCTGCTGGGGCTCTATTATGACGCCCACTACGCCAACGAGTTGACCCAGGAACTCGTCGAGGGCGAGGAGGTCGGCGACGCCAGGGTCCCGGGCCTGGGCTGCGAGCGGGTCACCGTCGGTCAGACGCTGATGGTGCTCAGCCCGCTGGCGAAGGAGTGGGAGCGGCTGGTGATCGCCGGGAAGGTCCACCACCCGGGCAACCCGGTGATGACCTGGCAGGTCGGGCACTGCCAGGTGTGGCAGGACCGCAACCAGAACGTCCGGCCGGTGAAGCCGTCCCCGCACTCCGGGAAGTCGATCGACGGCATCATGGCCGCCCTCGACGCGATGGCCGGCGTGGCGAGCGGCACGGGTGCGACGACGTTCATTAACGCCCGACCCCTGGTGATGTGATGACCGGCACCGGGACGATCGACTCGGTCTCGATGAGCTGGACGCCGGCGCCGTCGGCCGCCTCGACGCTCGCGGCGCCCGAGGCGTGGTTCCTCAACTTCGCCACCGGCAACCCGCTCGGCGAGCCGGGGCCGGCCGTCAACGAGTTCACCGCCTTCAACTACCTGCAGGTGTACTCCTGCGTCTCCCTGATCGCGTCGAAGATCGCCGAACTGCCGCTGGTCACCTACCGCACGTCCAACGGCGGCCGCAACCGCACCCGGGCGACCGACCGGAGCGAGTACGACCTCCTGTTGACCGAGTTCAACGCCGAGACGTGCGCCATGATCGGGCGGGAGGCCGGGCTCGCCCACCTGCTCACCTGGGGGAACTCCTACACCCAGATCGTCCGCAACAAGAGCGGGTCGAAGGTCCTTCAGCTCCGCGTGCTCGGGCCCGACGTGGTCCGCCCGGTCCGCCAGAAGGACGGGGGCGTCCTCTACGACGTGTACCAGCGCGGGACCGCCCAACTGCTCGCCCGGCTCGACCCGGAGGAGGTCCTCCACGTCCCGGGCCTGAGCTTCGACGGGCTGATCGGCTACAGTCCGATCCGGGTGGCCCGCAGTGCGATCCGCGCCGGCATGGCGCAGGACCAGGGGGCCGAGCGGTTCGTCACCCGGGGCATCCGCCCGCCCGGGGCGATCAAGTTCCGGCAGGGGCAGAGGTTCAAGGACGAGCAGGACGCGATCCAGTACCGCGACCGGTTCCGCCGGATCCACTCCGTGCAGGAGGGCGACCTCCAGGTCCTCGTCCTCGAGGACGGGGCCGAGTGGCAGCAGCTCGGCGTCGACCCGAAGAGCGCCCAGCTGCTCGACAGCCGCAAGTACAGCCGCAAGGAGATCTGCGGCATGTACCGCGTCCCGCCCTTCATGATCGGGGACGTGGACAGCTCGACCTCCTGGGGCACCGGCCTCGCCCAGCAGCAGCAGGGCTTCATCGACTACTGCCTGATGGGCTGGGTCCGCAGGGTCGAGTGCGAGTACAAGCGGAAGCTGGCGAGGGACGACCCCGACGTCTACTACCGGCACCAGGTGGAGGAACTCCTGCGGGGCGACCTGCTCACCCGGACCCAGGCCCGGCAGATCCAGCACCAGCGGGGGATCATCACCGACAACGAGTGGCGGCTCGACGAGCACCTCGACGCCGTCGAGGGCGGCGACGTCCGGCACTCCCCGCTCAACGAGCGGCTCATCGACGAGGCCGGCGAGCCGGTGGACGGCGCCCCGCCGGCGCCCGAGCCGAGCGGCCCGCCGACCCCGCCCGACGTCCCGACCCCGCCGGCACCCGGCCAGGAGTGACCATGCTCTACGAACGAGTCATCACCGCCTGCCTCGCAGTGCCGTGGGCGATCCACCCGGAGAAGCTCCGGGTGATCCAGTCGATCCTCGCCCGCAAGGCCAGGGGCGAGGCGATCCCCGAGGCGGAGATCGAGGCCGCCAGGCAACAGCAGCGCAAGCCGTCGGGGCCCACGCCCCCCGGCGGGGTCGGCCTGGTGCCCATCTACGGCACCATCACCCAGCGGGCGGACCTGTTCACCGAGTGGTCGGGCGGGACGAGCACCGAGCAGGTGGGCCAGCGGATCGACCAGCTCGCCGCCGACCCCGGCGTCAAGGCGATCGTCCTCGACGTGGACAGCCCCGGCGGCAGCGTGTACGGCGTCGCCGAGCTGGCGGACAAGATCCGCGCCGTCGCGAAGGACAAGAAGGTGACCGGCGTCGCCAACTCCGAGGCGGCGAGCGCCGCCTACTGGATCTTGAGCCAGGCCGGCGAGGTGGTCGTCACACCCAACGGCCAGGTCGGGAGTATCGGCGTGTACCTCATGCACGTCGACCAGTCGGAGGAGCTGAAGGCGATCGGCCGGAGTGTGACCCTCCTGTCCGCCGGCGAGCGGAAGACGGCAGGCAACCCTTACGGCCCGCTCGACCAGCTCGGCCGGGAGGAACTCCAGGCGTCGGTGGACGACTACTACGACAAGTTCGTCCGGGCCGTGGCCCGCGGCCGGGGCCGCCAGCCGGCGACCGTCCGCGACGGGTTCGGCAAGGGCGGCATGGTCCGCTCCGAGCAGGCGGTGTCCGAGGGCATGGCCGACCGGGTCGCCACGCTCGACGAGGTGCTCTCGAGGTACGGGGTCACGACCGCCGACCTGACCGCCGCCGCGGCCTCCGCCCACCACGGCGTGGTGGTCCGCCGCCGACGGATGCTGCTCGACTGAACGCACGTCTACATACCTACTGGTCCGTCACACCTGGTTTGGCGGATCCGATCCGGGGATGTCCTTCACCCGAGGGAGTTGCATCCGCGGGCGGACGGGACATACTGGGGAGGCGGTCCGGCCTGTGGAACCCCGGCCCCGGTGGGCGCGAATTCCCCCACCCGTTCGCGGCGAAAAACCGGACACCATTACCGATAGGGCACAGCCCACCGTCAGTTCCTCATGGCCGCCCGGGCGCTGGCGAAGGTCCGTCGGGCAGATCTGCCAGACGTGCTGGCGCTCGTGAACGTGGCGAGCGGGCCGGCAGCGGCAGACAGCCGGGGTACAGTCGCACGCGGAGGTTGAAGTCATCGTGCCGGCAACCCGCCGGAGGGCGTCGGTGTGCCGGGAATCTCCTGGACAGGTCAGCCTCACATCTCAGATTACCTGCTGGTTACCTGCTTGCGACAGAGTGAGGGGTAGGAGTATCATCTTCCCATGCCGGAGCTGTCCGTTCGAGCGGGCGGGTCACACTCGGGACAACTCCGCCGCCCCCTGTCCGGTTAACGGTTACGAACACCCCAATACACGCAAGGCGCGCCACCCTTGTCGGTTGTCGTCTTGTAGAAGTAGATGTTGTTGGGCTGTTTCACGGTAAGTTGTTGCGTGCGACCAGCTTGACCCCCTGTGCCTGGAACCAGGCGTAGAACTGTGCCGCGTTCTTCAATTGGGGCAACCGGGCGCTCCGCTGGATGTACTCAATGTCGAGCCCGCCCCACTTCCGAACGAGACTCGACTCGATGCGATACGACGGACCCTTCTTTGGGTTTCCAGTTGGGGAGCGGTATTGCCCAATCGGTAGACAGCGCTCCAGCCGACCGGATCGTGTCGGGTCGGCCCGCACGACGATGTCGTTGCCAGGGTACTTGCGGCGCGTGTGGGCGTTCTCGTGCCGTCGCGAAGTAGGGACTGTTTTCGCAGGCACGATATCGTCGATCACGTAGAGGCCGATCATCGCGTACACCAATCGCGGCGACGGATGCACGTCCTTCAACCCACTGTAGAAAACGAGCAAGTCTCCCTGCCCAAGCTTCGTGCGAATCTGGTTCGCGCGCTCGCCCCCATCACCGTATGTGAGGTGCTCAATATCGGGGTCAAGGTGTGTCTTGCGGTTAGACAAGCGGGTTGGAAGGCACGGCCATCGCCCGCAGAGATACGGGGTGAGGAGACAGTAGCGAGTCGCCAATCCACGTCGGAACGGGCCGCGGTCGGGGATCGGCACGTAGATGAACTCGCCGGTGCCGGAGTCCACCGGGCCGTTCCACCTGCCGCCTGCTTCTGTGCTATCGGCGGCCACGCGCACGAGTAAGCCGTTCATCACGTCACAATCCAACGGTTCAGCCCTCTTCGAGGTAGTCGTCACGCGGTTCATGGTGGTCTCCCGACGAACCGCTCCGCGTCTGGCGTCCACAGTTCGCCCGAACTCAGCTTTCGGCAACCCGGTGACGGACAGCAGCCGGCGTTGGCCCACCTGCAGGGGTCGTTGTCCGCGGCGGGGTGAAGGGCTTGGGCCCTGGCTGGACTTCATCGTGTGTCAGGATGGGTGTACAGTAGAGTATACGAGACAGCGGGTGTCAAGAAACCCCGCGCCCGGTGGTCGCAGTGCCATGGGGTTGCGTTCCTTCCCTTCGGACGGCCCCGCTGCGACCAGACTCCAGGACTGCCCGCATGTCTGCAACCGCCTGGTCCGCACTCGCGAACCGCTTCTCGGCCGTCGCAGCCGAAGGCGAGTTCGACCTCTGGCTCTACTCGAATCCGCAACACCTTTGCCCGCAAGGGCTGACCAACAGTTCCCTCCTGTTCCGCTCGACGGATCAACGGGTCAAGGACCACTCGGGGTTCGAGGCGCTGGCGGTCGCCGGCGCTCCCACGCTCACCCCGGAGGAGTTCTTCCGGTTGAACCGGTTCCTCTGGCTGAGTTGGGTTGCGGGGCGGTTTCTCGCCCCCGCGGCCAAGAATCCTGAACTCGACTGGCTTCTGGCCGTCAGGAATCAGGACTCGACGGCCCAAGGCGACAGCAGAGAAGTGGTTCTCCGGCGTCTCGTCGCGGCGTCCGCGGGCGCGGCTCGAAAACACGCCGAGGAGGGGGGAGCGGGAGGACGGTCTCCGGCGACGGACTCTCTCCTTCTGCAACCCGGAACATGGCAAAGGCCACTCCTGACCCTCCGAGATTCATTCACGCAACACTCGGCTGTTCAGTTCGACTTCCACCTGGAGCTGCACAGCTACACCGAGCCGGGGCTACTCGGCAAGGGGGATGCTGCAGTTGACATCGCGCAGAGTTACGCGATTGCAAACGGCGGCGGCTATAACACGCTGAAGAGCCAGCAGCTCATCTACTGGATGGCCCCAGAACCCGGGGCTCAGTTCGTACAGTTCGCCGAACACGGCGGGCGCTATCTTCCGGTGCCGCTCGTCCCGTCGATCCGATTACTGCCGCCCGGTGCAAACCCCTTCGGCCGGAAGAGCCGCCCCGAGCCCCTCGTCTCGTGGATGGAGTTCCTCTGGGTCGCGAATCCGGCGAGCTTCCCCCTCTGTACCGACCCGGACGATCCCGGGGCGCGAAAGTCAGTCTGGCGGGGCGGCAACCCCTTCATGGCATCCGTGCTGGCGATCGACCAGTTCATCGGGGGTTACTCGCTGGAGACGCTCGGTGAGTTCAACCGGCGGGTCGTGGAGGTCTGCCCGTGGTTCGATCGGGAGGACCGTGCGGCGGCACTGGCCGCAGTCGAGGCCGCGTTCACCCGCTCCGTCGCACCTGCGACTGCCGGGCCGCGGGCGCCGTACACCCTTGGGAGACTGATCGCCGACCGTCGGGAGGAGCACGCGGCGTCCCGTGGGCTGGGGCGGGCGGTGGAGTTCGATACCCCCGACCACTACACGACCGAGTCGGCCTATCGTCGGCTCGAAGCGCACCTCAACGCTCGTGGGCTGGATGTGACACCGACGGCGCTCCTGCAACTCCGCGGGGAGGTGGCTCACGTCCGAGACTGCGGGAGTGCGGACGCCGACCGAATGACGCTCGAAGAGGTGGCGGATTGTCTCGGGTGCCCCGGCGGCCGGCAACCAGGGAGAAACGGACCGATGCCAAGTTCGATCCCATCGACCGGCGCCGGGTCTCCGGCGCCCGACTCCTCCTTCACCCTGAACGACGTCCGCGATCTGTTGCGTTACAAGCGGAAGCGCGCCGAGTTCGAGGACCGCTTCCGCTCGATGACTGCGGCCCAAGGGCCGACCATGCCGCTCGATAAGGCGATGAACTTGACCTACTGGTCCGCGTATAACTTCCCGCAACCCGGCCGCCTGACAGACGAGCACGCAGTCGAACTGCCCGTCTACCGGAGGTTGGTCAAGGCCGCACGGATCGAGTACGGTCAGGAACTCGATGAGGAGACGCTCCTCTTACTGGTCGGAGAGGTCGCGGAGCGTTGTTCCCGAAGGGTCGCGGACCTCTTAACGCTACCGCTCGACGAGTACGAGCGGCTGGAGAAGGGGGAGGCCGAGGAGGAGAAACGAGCCGGGCGGCCGGCCCTCGCGGAATCGGACGGTCCGGAGAATCGCCTCAAGCTGAACGTTTACCACCACATCGCACAGCGTAAACAACCGAGGCAGGGCTCGAAGGGGTTGCTCCCACTTCTCAAGCAGGACAAGGACTTCGTTCAGCTCGTCAAGGATGCCGGGTTAGACCTGACGGAAGACCTGATCAAGGCCGCGATCGAGTACACGAGGCGGAATCCGGCCGACACGAAACACGAAAGTTGATCCGGCCGATTCTGTGTAAGGATTTCGCCCGCCCCGTCCCCTGCAGACTTACGGGGGCAAATCCCGTCCTCCACTTCGACCGGGCGGACACACAACCCCCCTATCCATTTCGTGTTCGCGGGTCTGCGCATCAATGGGGTGGCCAGCGGAAACGCCGCCGGCGAGTAACCCCGAGGATGCGATGCACGACCAAACCGCTCCCACCACTACCGCGACACGGCCGCCCGGCTCGCCGTGGTCGATCCAGGACGCCGCGCAGTTCCTGACCGTCTCGGCCCGCCATCTCCACCGGTTGCTCGACGCCGGGAAGGTCCGGTCGGTGCGTCTCGGCCGCCGCCGTTTGATTTCCGACGCAGAAGTCCAGCGGCTCGCCCGCGAAGGCTGCTGATCGCCGCACCGCGTGACACACCAATGTACGTCCCTTCACAACCCACGAGTGCAAGGGCCGGCAGGATACCACCCCACCGGCCCTCGCTAAACACAAGGAGACTTTCCCGATGAGCACGCCGCGAAAGCCCCACTACGAGATTCTACACGGTGATGGTGGGAATCACGACACTTCCGCCAGGCTCGACCCGACACCCCCGCACACGGACGCCGCACCGGACCCGTTCGACCCCTCCTCCCTTCGCCTCACCGGCGATCTGTCCGCAGCGATGGGGGTGCGGAAGGCGCTGCTCACCGTCCCGGTCCGCAAGCCGGACAAGAGCTGGTTCGTCCGCACCCACCCGGACGAGTCCTACCGGCTCCAGACGGCGGTAATCGAGCTGAAGGAGGACCGGGAGACGTATCTCGTCACCCAGAACCTGTGGCCCGAACTGGCGGCCGAGAGCACGTTCAGCCCACGGGCGCTGTTCATAGGGATCAACCGCCAGGGGGTTGTGTTCCTCTGGCCCGTTCGGCTCCCAGGTTCCGACGGCAAGCTCGATGACTGGAGCCGGAGCGCCCTGGAGGCCGCCGACATGGCCCGATCCGCCTGGGTCCGGGTGACGGCGAACATGGGCCTGGGGGCCTACGACGTGTACGAGGCGACCGCACCCCTGCCCGACCCGGAGTGGCCCGACACCCCGTTCCGCGAGCTGCTCCGGGTCGCCTTCCGCGGCCGGTTGATCGACTCCCTTGAGCACCCGGTCCTCCTGCGGCTCCGCGGGGAGGTGTGACCGTGGGACCACTCCGACACTACGCCGGGGTGTGGGCGGTGGACTTCGAGTTCGCCGCCCCGCCCGGCCACCGCCCCACCCCGCTGTGCGTCGTCGCCCGCGAACTGAGAACCGGGCGGCTCGTCCGCCGTTGGTTGGCCGACACCGAGCCCGGCACACCGCCCTACGGGACCGGACCGGACACCCTGCTGGTCGCGTACTACGCCAGCGCCGAGTGGGGGTGCCACCTGGCACTGGGCTGGCCCCAGCCGGCGCGGGTGCTCGACCTGTTCGCCGAGTTCGCCCGGCTCACGTCGGGGGTGCCGCCGCCGAACGGCCGCGGGCTGCTCGGGGCGCTGGCCTACCACGGCCTATCCGCCATCGACGCGGCCGAGAAGGAGTCGATGCGGGCGCTGGCGGGGCGGGGCGGGGCGTACTCACCCGACGAGCGGGAGGCGCTGCTGTCCTACTGCCAGGCCGACGTGGACGGCCTCGCCCGCCTCCTACCGGTCATGCTCCCGCGGATCGACCTCCCCCGGGCGCTGCTGCGCGGCCGGTACACCGTCGCCGCGGCCCGGATGGAGTGGAACGGCGTGCCGATCGACGCCGACGCCTTGGCCAGGCTGCGTGCGAACTGGGACCGGGTCAAGGGTCGGCTGGTCGCCGCGGTGAACGACCGGTACGGGGTGTTCGAGCCGGTGGGCCGGGTGATCGACCCGGAGACCCGGCTCGGCGCCGCCCTCACCGAAGCCGCCCGGGACGCCGGGGTCGATGTCCGCGACCTGGCCGATGCGGTGGACTTCCTCTGGCGGGAGGAGCGCGACCGGTACGCCGAGACCGCCGACGCGCTGCGGGAGGCCCGCCGATCGACCGGCCTGACTCTCGCCCGGGTGCGCCGGCTGGAGGAGGCCGGGCGGGACCACCTCGACGTCCGGGGGCTGGACGTGACCGCCCGCGAACTGGCCGGGATGTTCCCCGAGTTGGGAATCGGCCGCGGGTACGATCCCGACGCCCCCGACACCGACGACCACGCCGCCAGGCTGTTCGACAAGCTCCGCAATCCCGATCCCCGGCCGCGGCCCCGGCACGATCCGGGTCTGATCCGTCAGGCCGTCGAGCTGGTTGCCGGGGACGCATCGGGGCCGGGGTACGCCGGGCCGATGCGATTCTCGGCGTCGCGGTGGGCCGAGTACCTGGCCCGGCACGGCATCCCGTGGCCCCGGCTGGAAAGCGGCGCCCTCGACCTGAGCGACGACACGTTCAAGGAGATGGCCAGGTCCTACCCCGAGCAGGTGGCCCCGGTCCGGGAGCTAAGGCACGCACTGTCCCAGATGCGGCTCAACGAGCTGGCGGTCGGGCCGGACGGGCGGAACCGGGTGATCCTGTCCATGTTCGGGTCGAAGACCGGGCGCAACCAGCCGAGTAACAGCAGGTTCATCTTCGGCCCGTCCTGCTGGCTGCGGTCGCTGATCCGCCCCGAGCCGGGCCGGGCGATCGCCTACTGCGACTGGTCGGCGCAGGAACTGGGCATCGCCGCGGCACTGTCAGGCGACCGGCGGATGCGGGAAGCGTATGAGTCCGGGGACCCGTACCTCTGGTTCGGGAAGTCCGCCGGACTGGTCCCACCGGACGCGACGAAGAAGACGCACGGCTCGGCACGGGACCAGTTCAAGGTGGTGATGCTCGGGGTGCTCTACGGGCTCTCCTCCGACGGGCTGGCCCGCAAGCTCGGCCTCACGCCGGCGCACGGGCGGGAGTTGATGCGGCTCCACCGGGAGGCGTTCCGCACCTTCTGGCGCTGGTCGGATGCGGTCCAGGACCAGGCCATGCTCAGCGGCGAACTGCGGACGGTGTTCGGGTGGGCGGTCCGGGTCGGGCCGGACACCACTCCGACGAGCCTGCGGAACTTCCCGATGCAGGCCAACGGTGCCGAGATGATGCGGCTGGCCGCGTGCCTCGCGACCGAGCGCGGGATCGGCGCGTGCTGCCCGGTGCACGACGCCTTCCTCGTCGAGTCGGACGCCGACCGGATCGAGGGCGAGACGTGTCGGATGAGGGAGGCGATGCATGAGGCGTCGGAGCTGGTGCTGCCGGGGTTCCCTCTCCGGACCGACGCGAAAGTGGTCCGACACCCCGACCGGTACACCGATGACCGTGGGAGGTGGATGTGGGATCTGGTGCGGGACTGCCTGGAACTCCTCGACCCGGCGGGCGGACCCGCATCGGAGTGCGACACCCACCCGGATCGGAGTGAGACAGGTAGGTGCATCACTCCGATACACCCGGTCCCTTATTCTTCTTCCTCTTCTTCCTTTATCCCTCTATGACCCCCAACCCATGCGCACCCGAGCTGGTCGGCCGGACGTTTACCGCGGCCGACTTGGACGCCCTGAAGCGGGCGGCGACGCGGGAGCGCCTCCCACGCCCGGCGAGGGGTGAACAGTACCTCGGCGGGCCGATCCCGGCGGGGTGGCTCGAACGGGCCGGGCGTCTGCAGGGGAAGGCACTACACCTTGGGATTGCCCTCTGGTTCGCGGCAGTCCGGAGCCGGGGGAAGAATCCGGCCGTGGTGCTGACCGATGCCCTGGCCGGTCGGTTCGGGCTGAAGTCCCGCACCACCCGGTCCCGGTCGGTCGAGGCGCTGGAGGGGGCCGGGCTGGTGAGGGTCGAGCGCCGGTCCGGGCGTGCGCCCGTCCTCACGATCCTCCCCGTCGAAATCGACGCCACCGAGCTTGAGCGCGCCGGCGAGATGTGTGATAATTCACACGATGGGGACCGGTAACTCGATGACCGACGTGTTGCGGCGGGCGATCCTCGACAGCGAGTTGCCGCTGCTGCGGCTCGCGGAGGAGACCGGGGTTGAGCGGGCGAGCATCTCCCGGTTCGTCCGGGGGAAGAACTCCCTGCGGCTGGACATGGCGGACAAGCTCGCCGCGTACCTCGGACTAACTCTGACCTTGGCCAAGAAGAACCAGACCGAGAAGCCGAAGGGGTAAGCGATGGGTTCCGTCTTCCGCAAGAGCTACACCAAGCCGGTCCCGCAAGGGGCAGAGATCATTGAGAAGAGCGGGCGGCGCTCCGCCCGGTGGCGGGTGAAGGGGAAGATGCGGTCCGCCCTGCTGACGACCGGCGGGGACGGGTCCGACCGGATCATCCTCGAATCCCCGTACTACGTCGCCAAGTACCGGGACGGGTCCGGGGTGGTCCGGGAGGTTTCGACCGGCTGTCGCGACGAGCAGGCTGCCCGGCGAGTGCTGGCCGACCTGGAGCGAAAGGCCGAGTTGATCCGCTCCGGTATCATCACGCCCGCCGAGGACGCGGCGGCGCGTCATCATTCCGCCCCGATCGAAACCCACCTCGCCGCATTCGAGCAGCGGCAGAGCGCCCGCGGGGTGGATGACAAGTACCACGAGAACACCATGCGGGCGCTCCGTCGCGTGGCCGCCGACTGCCGGTTCGGGACACTGGCCGACCTGCGGTGCGAGCCGTTCGAGCGGTGGCTCGTCGAGCGGGCGCGGGCGAACAAGTCGGCGCGGACCCGCAACCTGTACCGCGAGTCATGGGTCGTCTTCTGCAACTGGTGCGTTGAGACCGGGCGCCTGTCAGCGAACCCGTTCGTCAAACTGCCGAAGGCGAACGTGAAAGCCGACCCCCGCCGGCAACGCCGCCCCTTGACCGAGGACGAGCTACAGCGGTTGCTCACCGTCGCCGGGACCCGCGGGCTGGACGCAAAGCGGGCGATCAACCGCGGGGCAAGAAAGGGTCAACTCGGAGCCCGGCTGTCGGAGACGACCCGGGCCAAACTGGAGCGGGCGGGGCGTGAACGGGTGTTAGTCTACAAGACCGCGGTCCTGACCGGGCTCCGCAAGGGCGAGCTGGCGTCCATTACCGTCGGGCAGGTGCGGCTAGACGACCCGCCCTGTCTGACCCTGGACGCGGCCGATGAGAAGAACCGTAAGGGAGCGCTGCTCCCGCTCCGGGCCGACCTCGCTGACGACCTCCGGGGGTGGCTGGCGGACGTGCTCACCGAAGCCCAAGCCGAAGCCCGCCGGATTGGCGACCCGATCCCGTTGGCCATCCCGCCCGCCACGCCGTTGTTCCAGGTGCCGGTCCACTTGAACCGGAACCTGCAGAAGGATCTGAAGGCGGCCGGGATTCCCGTTCGGGACGAGAACGGGCTGGTGGTCGATGTGCACGCCCTGCGGCACACATTCGGGACGCTTCTGGCGAAAGGTGGGGTGACGCCACGCGTCGCCCAGGAGTTGATGCGGCACAGCGACCCGCGGTTGACGGCCAACGTCTACACCCACCTCCGGCTCCACGACACCCGGGGTGCGCTGGACGCACTCCCGGCACTGCAGGTGAACCAGACCATGCCAAATTCGACGCGGGTGGCCATGGGCTCGGATTCGCTTCCCCCCCCGCTTGCACCAACTCGGTGCAAGCCGGGACATTCCCCGTCAACACCTGGCAAGCCAATCGGGTTGGGTGAATGCCAGCAACGGGCCGGGGAGATCGACGTAACGGCTGGTTCTGTCAACGAAAGAGCCCCGCTGACAACTGCGGTCATCAGCGGGGCCTGTTCGTCCGGTTTCCCGGAAGGAGTTGCGGCGGTAGGATTTGAACCTACGACCTCCAGGTTATGA